TGTAAATCTCAATATAGTTTCGCATATTCTCATTGACTCTAAACCGAATGATGACAGGTCCAAACCGCAATTTTGCGCCTGGATTCTTGAGTGACACGAACGGAGTTTGTGTTTCAAGTTCATCAATTGACATTTCGGGCAGAGTGACTGCTTGGCAATAGTAAATCACATTCGGAATCCGATTGATAGTCAAACGGAAACCAAGCGGAGAAAGAAAGTTCAAAGAATCAGGTTGTGATGCGAACGCACCAATCGATACGTTTGCAGATACGTCTACTGCCATATGCCACCTCTGATACTATTTAGGCATAAAAAAAGGGGGTCTTGCGACCCCCTCATGCTTGGTGTACCCAAGTCTTATTATCTTACATCAGGTTGGATACTGCTACCAATCTGTAGTAGATATTGCGTAAGTTTGGAGTCAGACCTGAACCAATCGCACCGTTAGCATCTGTGGTTGCGAATGGGTTCGCTACGATACCGTAACGAGTCTTGAATCCAATCTTTGGTTGGAACGTATCTTCGCCAACCGCACGAACCATCTGGAGTGGTACGTATGGGCAGTAGAAGAGACCTGCGTCAAATGCTGACGAACCTTTGTAACCGACTGTGAAGTATTGGTTACCTGCTGAAGAGTCAAAGTACGGGTCAACATAGACACGGATACGACCGTTCAGTACACCGGCGAATGTGTTGCCAGTGTCGTCAACGTTCAGGTTGTTAGCAAGAGCTGGAGCATAGTCAAGGACACCTGCCATTTGGAGTGCTGATGCGACATCAGAACCACAGATGAGGATGTTACCCTTACCACGACGAGTCTGCTTGGCAATCTCGTTCGCTTCACGCTCGATTTGGAACATGAGTCCCTTGAACTTCTCAACCATCCAACGACCGTTTGAGTCAACGTCAAGGTCAAACGTACCTGCTGTAGTTACGTTGTCTTGAGCACCTGCTTGTGCAGAGTAGTTGATTGTACGGACGACTTCACGGTTGATTTCCGCAAGGATTTCGGCAGACAGAATGTTAGAAAGTTCTGTCTCTGCGTCAAGACCGTGAATTGCTTTCAAGTCTTGAGCAAGTTCCATTGTGTACTCTGCTTTCAAAGCACGAGAAACCGCAGTTACTGAAACTTTCTCTACTGAGAATGCCATTTCTTGGAATGCGTTAGTAGCAGCATCACCAAGTGCTTCTGCCTGTGCGTTTGTCATACCAGTAGATACAGTGTATCCAGTACCAGTTGACGCTACTGTACGAGTGGTTGGGTCAGAAGAAGTCTGTGCCTTACCACCAGTTGTGTTTGCGACGACCAACTCAGACGCAGTGTTACCTGCCGCAGAACGAGAGAACGTGGTGTTCGCTTCGTTGAACAGTGCTTCTGTACCTGACTGATTTGAGAAACGTGAACGCAACGCAAAGATAAGTCCAGTAGGACCAGTCATTGGTTGTACACCACAGATGTCGTATGCAATCAGGTTTGGCATAGAACGACGAACCAGTGAAATCAACACTGGATCGAACGAGTCGATTCCTGTTGCGCCATCGCCATAAGCGTTAGCTGGTGCTGCTTCTCCAAGCAGACCTGGTGCGTGATATCCACCAGAACCTTGTCCCTGCTCACGAGCAGAGTGTTCTTGGTTTTCTAAAAGTTGTGCTACTACAGAGCGGCGATGAGCATCTTTGATCTCTGGGAGATCGGGATGATCAAGCACCGGCTTCCACTTTGAAGTGATTGCTTCATTCAGCGAGTGCATTGTGGTTCTCCCTATTTGTTTTCTTCCACATTTACTTGTTTATTTATATTATTGTCACTTTCTAGTAACTTGTCTTGCAATGACAGATGCATATGCAGACATTGCAGGATCAATTACTTCATCGGTCTCCTCAGTCAATTCAATTGGCTCATCGACATCAGTAATTGAGGTTGACTCAACGAAAACATCTTTATCTCCGAAATAGGTTTCCTTGATGGTTTCCAATTTCTTAGTAAAGTCGTCCTCATCAACATAATCAACACCTTCAGACAGAGACGCAAGTTTGTCTGCTTGATTCTCTGAAAGTCCTTTGCTCACAGACGAAACGATTTGCTCACGCTTCGTACCGTGAAACTCTTTTTTGAGTTCAATATTTTTCTCAATCTCTTCGTTCAGAGATGCTGTCAAAGATTCTACTTTAGTTGACAGTTCTTCAACGACATCAACTTTCTCTTCTGGAATGTCGATGTAGTGCTCTGCGAATAGATTGCGGAGTCCAGATAAGAAGTCGTCAACGAGTTCTGACTTGACACCACGCTCAACTGCGAGTTTGTTTTCTTCCATCCACTCTTCAACAACATAATCGAGATATGCATCAACTTTCTCTGTGAGTTCGTTTTGCATTTCTTCCATTTGCTCTTGGAGTGCAACTTCTGCTTGTGAAGCAAGTAATTCAACAGACTCGTTGATTTTTGATACAACTGCTGCTTCAAACAAAGTTGTTGCTTGCTCTGCAAACTCTTCAGAAAGGTCAGTACCCTCAAAGATTTTCTTGATGTCTTCGCCAACATCAATATCTTCACGGTTGTACTTCATCTCTTTGATTTTAGAGTTGCCTTGCATCACTGGTGACATGTCACCTTGTGACTTGTCTTGTGGGCGAGCAGTCATTGCTGACATCATGTTACCATAACTTGATTTCAGTTCGTCTGCCTTCATGTTCGCCATCGCATTGACCATAGCGTTTATCATACCCGCTTTGGTCTTTGGTGACTTACCTTGAATTACAGGTTTCATGTCGCCTTCTTTGTCGTCTTGTGGGCGAGAAGTATCACCTGTATCTACAGGACTTGGTACTTCAGATGGATCACCAAACGATGCTTTCTTTGATGCTTTCAATGGTTTTGAACCATGCGCTTCCATGACATGAATTTCCATGTCTTCTGCCGAAACCTCACGCTCGATGCCGTGGTCAAACTCGACATCGTACCATGCGACATAACCGTTGTCGTCTGGAATAGCATGAGACTCATAAAGTGGTTTGCCCATTCCCCAAACTGGATGTTCTACAACAACCGCACAGTCATGGGTCTTTGAGTGGCAAAGTTCCCTTTCCTGATCTGACATTGTTTTTCTCCTATCAGAATTCATTTACGATATTATTTATAAAATGTTAGAGTTTCCGCAATTTATGCAAGAAGTTCTCAAACACTTGCATGGTTGCTTCTTCTTTCTGACGCTTGCGGATTGACTCATTTATCTCATCACGATAATTGACGATATCAACCTCTTTGATAATACCATTATCCCAAACCCATTCTTTACCTTCCATGATACCTTCTACGAAAGCATCAGGTGCTGAAGGGTCAGCAACAATATCACCTGCGGTTGCAAGGTAGAAATCTTTCTGCACTTCGTTCACTCCACCTTTCGATTTGAGTGAACCCATCCCTCGTGAAGATACCCCTAACGTTGCACCTTCATTCATGAGATTCTTTACGATGTTGCCCATCGGAGTATCCATAATTTTCGCTTTACCACGAAAATTGTCTCCATCACGGTACAACTCTTTTATCATATGCGACACACGGTCAAGGTTGATAGTTGGTCCCTGTGGGTGTCCCAACTCACCGTATGCACGATTCTTCTGAACATATTCTGTATTGTATCTTTCAACTTCACGCTCAAGAACGTCAACGGGATAGATACGCCCATTGCGGTTCTTTTGGTTTCCTTGCATGAAGATGCCTTCGATGAAATACGTCTTGTCACCGTTTTCTTTTGCTTCGGTGATTACTTGGACATCTTCAACAACTTCGGTGATTAGTTTCATCATTATGACCCCGATTGTTTGTGAAGTTTGACTGTGAGTGTGCCACTACCAATACCAACTTTTGTAATGACTAAGTTAGATTGTGGGTCACCGCCCGCCTCAAGACGAATGTTTTCTTCTTGATAATCTGTTGTGTTGACACCAGAAAAGGAACCAACCAAGTTCGCACCACGGAATACGTCAAATCCGCATCCATTTGCTGAACAAATAATTTTAGCAACGTGCATCGCAGTCACTGTTTCACCGATTGCGTTTGCGCCAAAGTGTGGTGTTGCAGATGGTCTGTTCAAATCAAGTGATGCAGTTTGGTCAGTGTGAATAGTCACATAACTACTACCACCGTGGTTGACACCTTTGATTTGATTTGAAGTAAGTCTTGTAATCGCCATGTTACTTACCTACACTAAACGCAAAGTCTGCCATTTTCATAAAAGACGATGGTCCCTTACTCAACTGCTTTGCAAACTTTTTCTTGTTAGCGTCATTCAACTGATCGTGTACCTGAACAAGTGCATTGGCAGTTGTCATGTCAACTTTGATAGACTTCTTGTTGTCAAACTTGACTGTCTGTGCTTGCTTCTTTTTTACGATGTCACGCAACGAACCTAACACATCTTCAGACAATTCAACTTCTTCGTCCATGAATGCTTCTTTGAACGATTTCGGAGACGAACCTTGAGGAATTGGTTCCATCTCACCCGCAGTGTCTGGGTCAAATCCTTTGTGTGGCACAGACGAAATCTTGCTAGAAGAAAACTGTGCGTCAGTCGCAACCGGATGGTCTGTCTTTACGATTGCGTGTTGGTCTGCAAAGTCTTGTTCGCCCTTTGAGCGATACTTCATTTTGCGTGTTGCTTCCTCGTCATCAGCAGGTTTACCAACGTAGTCGTCTGCTGATCTTTCAGTCATCAGTTGACGGAATGTCTTCGACATGTGTAACCTCCTGATCGTTGAACAATCCAGTAGCAACCTCAACTCGCTTGATTCCTACTGCGTCTTTTACTTTATCCATCAGTGCATCATGCACCGCATCTCTAAACTCTGTTGTTTCACCGTTGATGGCATGTTGAACTGCTGTTTCGATAGACATGGTTGCCTCCAATTATAAAGAAAATATTTTCGTTGTGCTATCACTGAATGATACAGTGATGTCACCACCTGATGGTGTTACAGGTAAACCAGTTGCCGTATCAATATATGCAATCAAGTATGAGGTTGTGTTCGTTCCTGTGTCTTTGAATAGAATCAACGCTTCAGACTGATTACCAGATACGTTATTGAAGATAGCATCCGCCGCATCAAATACACCATTTCCAACCGACTTGGAGGCAAGTTGTGTATTTGCAACAACAGCACTTGGAGTAACATTTGCGAATGAAATATGCGTATTATCAAATGTATATGACGCAGTATCCACTAGCGCAATCGTAATAGTGTCGTTCACCATATCGATGTTGCCACTCAAAAAGTTTTCTTTGCCTTTAGGATATAACTGGTTTGCCATGCTTTCTCCTTTCTCACTCTATTTATAACTAAGAGAAATAGGGCAGTTTGTAATTCACACCACCAATATTGATGGTAATAAACCCTGCCGGATTGACAAGTGCTTCATCCTCTAGGTCAACATCTTTTTGTGTTGTCGTAATGGTAGAGGCATCTGCTGTGACTGATAGATTTGCGGATTGTACGAATGTAGATTGTGCGTAGGTATTTGATACGAAAACTGCTTCGGGGTTACTGTTGATATTGACAACATTGACACCCGTGTTAGATGCAGTGATGGTTGCACCAACAAAGTTGAGGACTGTTGCGTTTGTAACATCAACACCTTCCTCTTGAATTGTAATTGAGGTGGTGACAGTATTACCGACGAATTTACCAGACGTTCCATCGTACTTGAGAAAGAAGTTGTCGTTGAGTGCTGATTGACGATTGACATCTGACATCTCACGGATTTGGACTGCACCACCGCCACCCGAACCCATTGCTTGCATCTTGGCACGAGAGACTTGTGCTTCGATTTCTGCCTTGAATGTTTTTAGATTATCTTCAATATCCTTGCGAATTGAATCAGAATCGACTTGAGTCCCATCTCTTCCTGCCGGACCTTCGGGACCTTGTTCGCCTTGGAATCCACGCTCGCCTCGTTCACCTCGCTCTCCACGTTCACCTTGGGGACCTTGTTCGCCTTGAGAACCTTGCTCGCCTCTATCGCCCTTATCTCCCTTATCGCCCTTTTCGCCTTTTGCGCCGATGGGACCTTGGGGACCTCTTTCTCCTTGGTCTCCCTTCTCTCCTCTCTCTCCACGAGGTCCCACATCGCCTCGCTCTCCTTTCTCGCCACGTGGTCCCATTTCTCCTTGTTCACCGATAGGACCTCTGTCACCGGGGATACCTTGACCGCCCCTTGGTCCAACGACCCGACCAACGCTGACCTCTTGCCCATCGTTGAACGATATGAAGAGATTGTCTTCATGGATGTATGCCTTGTCAACTGCCCGACCTTCATCGCCCTTCTCTCCTTTTTCGCCAACGGGACCTTTGGATTCAATCGTGACAATACGTTCGGGTCCGGGATCACCTTTCGGTCCTTGTGGACCTTGTGGACCTTGCATTCCCTCGACGAGAGTGCTACGAGTAAACTCTAAAAGTTGTTCCTCAAACTCAACCCGAACTTTATCAACTTCTTTTCGAGCGAGTTGAAGTGCTGCTTTTAGTAGTTTTGCTTGTTCTACTTCAGTCATCGTTCTCGACTTCTTCAAATAAGTCATCGACACCGATTTCACTCAACATCTCTGACATACTTTCAACAAGTTCTTTCTCTTCTAACGTAGGTTCGGTGTTTGCGATATACGGTTCGATTTCGTACTCTTCGGACTGCCCTCGATCAACTCCCAAATCAGCAAGTTGTTCATCACCGTCACCTTCTTGCTCTTGTTCTTTCTCAATCTCTTTATCCATATTGCCCATTTCTTCTTCGGACATACGGAGAATGTTAGAACGAACCCAACGTTGTGAGAAATACTTTCCAGTGTATTCGTCGATTTCACGGAGCAGTGTCAAACGACCTGTCAGAATTTCTGTTTCTTTGAGTTCAGAAAAGTGGTTGTCTTCAACATAATCGTAGCGAATACGTTGACGCATCTTTTTGAACTCTTCACGAGTCACAATACCCTGAAGTGTCAGATGTATTTCAAGTAGATTGTCAAACAGCATTGAAAAACGACCACGGAGGCGA